CTGCTACATCAGCACTTGGTCGTAACAGTGTTGTCGATGCAGACGCTGATGGTATTCCCATCACGGTTGTAATTGCCGGTGCTGCTGCTACCGGCACCATTGAGTTGACAATGCACTATGTCGTCGATTGATCTAGGGGGTGAGGATGTTTAATCATCCTCACCCTTTCTTTTTATAGGAGTTTTTTTGCATGGCCAATACACAGATTGACGTTGCTTCGGGTGCTGACATTACCGGGATTGATGACACCGCCGCCGGTACTGTTACTAACGCTGTACGGGTTGTCATTAAAGAAAATACAAACCAACATGATGCAGTTGTTACTTTGCAAAATATTATTGCCGCTTTGGTGAGTGATAAAATTACGATTCAAACTTCATAATTAAAGGTGCCATATGGCTGATGCTGTTTCTATCTGCAATCTGGCGCTTCAACGGCTTGGCGCTAAGTCGATATCTACTTTAACGGAAGACACCACACGCGCGCGTGAATGTAACCGTGTGTATCAACACGCGCGGGATAGTGAGCTACGCGCGCATCCGTGGGGGTTTGCCAAGACCCGCGTACAAGTGGCCGCTGACGCCACCGCGCCCACGTTCGGGCCAACCAACCGGTTTGCGCTCCCTGCTGATAATCTTCGTGTTCTACCCACCAACGGTTTTGACGGGTCTTCTGTTCAAGATGATTTTCAAATTGAAGGTCGGTATATAGCCACCTATTCATCGTCACCGATTAACCTTGTTTATATCCGGCGAGTCACGGATGAAAATGATTTCGACTCGCTGTTTATTGAATTACTGGTGTCCCGTATTGCAATGGACACGGCGGAAAAACTTACACAATCAAATAAGAAAAAAGAAGAGGCGGCAGCGCGGTATAGAGCAGCTAAAAATGAAGCGCGCCGCATAAACGGTTTTGAAAACCCCCCACAAGAATTTCCTGAAGATAGCTGGATAATGGCGCGGCATTAATGGCAAGAGTATCACCGATACAAAATAATTTTAACGGCGGGGAAATCTCGCCGCTTTTGTATGGGCGTCCTGATGTTGACCGGTACAAGACGGGCCTGAAGACTTGTTTAAACTTTATCCCTCTTGTTCAAGGCCCGGTAGAACGCCGCCCTGGTACGGTGTTCATAAAAGAAGTTAAAACCAGTTCCGCTAAAACCCGCATTGTGCGTTTTGAGTTTTCAACAACGCAAGCTTACATTTTAGAGTTTGGCAATCTTTACGTTCGCTTCTATAAAGATAATGGCGTTATCCGTACAACCGGTTCAACCATTTCGGGGGCTACTAAAGCCAACCCTGTTGTAATCACGGACACCGCGCACCCTTACGCCAACGGTGACGAGCTTTTCATTCAAGGCGTTGTGGGTATGACGGAACTGAATGATAAATATTATCGTATCGCCAACAAAGCTGCCAACACTTACCAGCTTCAAGATATTGGTGGCACCAACATCGACGGTACAGGGTTCACCGCGTATTCTTCTGCGGGTACAGCTGAAAACACCGTTGAGTTGGCGACTACGTACACCACGGCGCAATTGTTTCAACTTAAATTCGCACAAAGCGCCGATATTTTATATATCGTACACCCCGATCAAAAACCGCGCAAAATTTCCCGGACTTCGGATGTAAATTGGTCGATCACTGATATTACTTTTTCGGATGGGCCGTTTTTACCAACCAACAGTGAAGAAACTACACTCTTACTATCTGGCACCAGCGGTTCGGTTACGGTTACCGCTACGGACCCAACTACGGCAGCGATCACCGGCGCAACAGCGGCAAAACCAGTTGTGATCACGGACGTTGCACACGGGTTTAGCAGCGGCGACACAATTTTCATTGCCGCCGTTGGTGGTATGGTAGAACTGAATAACATCTTCTATCATCTTACAAAGATTAATGATGATAGTTACAGTCTCCAAGACACTAGTGATGTTGACATTGACGGTACGGGGTTCACCTCTTACACATCCGGTGGCACCGCCGCGCAACACACAAACGGTATCAACGGACAAGATGGTTTTAAGTCTACCGATGTTGGCCGATTAATCCGTTGGGAGGACGCGGCGGGGGAGTGGACGTTTTTAACAATTACCGCCGTCGCTAACGCGCGAACATGCACTGCCTTTATTGACGGTCCGAATGCTTCAGCCACAACAGCTACAACGTCATGGCGTCTTGGTGTTTGGTCAGACACGACAGGCTACCCCGGTGCAATCACGTTTCACCAAAACCGTCTTGTGTTTGCTGGTCCAAGGGATTTGCCACAACGTATTGATATGAGCCGCACGGGTGATTTTGAAAACTTTGCGCCAACAGAAGTAGACGCCACGGTGGTTGATGATAACGCCGTCACTGATAACTTATCCGCTGACACCGTTAATGCAATCCGTTGGGTTGCTGATGATGAGAAAGGTTTACTATCCGGCACCGTGGGCGGTGAGTGGGTAACGCGCCCGTCTGACACCGGCGGTATTACCACACCCGCCAACGTTCAAAGTAAAAGGTCATCCGGTTTTGGTAGCGCCAATATCGCACCAATACGCGCAGGGCGCGCTATGTTGTTTATTCAACGTGCGTTGAAGAAAGTTCGTGAATTGGCGTATGTGTTTGAAGATGATGGTTTCAAAGCCCCGGACTTGACTTTAATATCAGAACACATTTCGCGCTCCGGCATTGTCGAAATGGCTTATCAAGGTGAGCCTCAAAGCCTCGTATGGATCGTGTTAGTTGATGGAACTTTGATATGTATGACGTATGAGAGGGACCAAAAAGTTGTTGGTTGGAGTCGTCACAAAATCGGTGGCGTCAGTGACGCCGGAACAAAGCAAGCAATGGTAGAGAGTGTTGCAACAATACCGAACCCCGCAGGTGCCGCTGATGAGCTTTATATGGTTGTGCGACGGCGTGTAAATGGTGCGACGGTTCGTTATATTGAATATTTAAAACCACATTGGGACGACAGCAAAGACCAAGAGGATGCGTTTTTCGTTGACAGTGGTTTGTCTTTAGATAGCCCGTTGACTATCACCGGTATTACGCAAGCTGATCCGGCGGTTGTTACGATAGCGTCACACACCTTTACCGATGGGGATGATATAAGAATTTCCAATGTGTTAGGTATGACAGAAGTGAATAAAGTTTCTTACGTCGTCGGTGAAGATAATGGTTCTAACACTTTCGAGTTGTTTAGCAACACACGCCAGCCTACCACGATCACGGCAATCACTAAGGCTAACCCCGCCGCTGTTACAGCACCAGCACACGGGCTTACATCCGGTGATGAAGTTGGAATTTTTGATGTTCTCGGTATGACCGAATTGAACGGCAACGGGTACGTGGCCACAGTTGTTGACGCAAATAATATTACGTTGGCTGTTAATAGCACGGGGTTCACCACATACACGGTCAGCGGTACAATCCGCCACGCAATCGACAGTTCGGCGTTCGGCGCGTATGTGTCCGGCGGTGAAGCGCGCGAACGGTCAACAGTCATTTCCGGTTTGGATCACTTAGAAGGTGAAACCGTTCACATCTTAGCGGAAGGGTCCACACATGCGACTAAGACCGTATCAAGCGGTTCAATCACGCTTGACCGTCCAGCGGCAAAGGCTCACATCGGGCTTCAATGTATTGCGGATCTCCAAACCTTGCGCCGTGACGAAGGTTCAAGAGAAGGCACCAGCCAAGGGAAATTCATAAGATTTCACCGTGTCCTCATACGTTTTCTTACGTCCCTTGGTGGTTTTGCTGGCCCTGATGAAGACAACCTTGATGAAATCGTGTTTCGTGAGGGCGGTGATCCAATGGATACGGCTGTACCTTTGTTTACGGGCGATGTAGAAATAGAGTGGGACGGCGACTACAGTAACGACAGTTTATTTTTCTATCGGCAGACGCAACCCCTTCCCGTAACAATTGAAGCGTTCATGCCGCAAATGGAAACGCAGGATAGAAGTTAAATGTTTGCAGTAGAACCATTCATACCGGCGCACTTGGGGCACATCAAATTACAAAAATTGCAAATGCAGTTAAGTGATTGGGTTAGCCGTGAACAGGCGTCAGCCTTGGCGCAATACCCAAGCTACACCGCGTTAGACAATGGTGTGCCAATTGGTGCGGCGGGGGTGATACCCTTATGGCCGGGGCGCGCCCAAGGGTGGGCGTTTCTTTCTGAAATGGGGCCGCAGAACTTTTTAAAATGCCATAAAGCGGTTAAACATTTTCTTGACGGTTGTGAAGTTCGGCGTTTAGAAATTTCGGTTGATTGCGAATTTAAGCAAGCGCACAAGTGGGCTAAAATGCTGGGCTTCACGATGGAGTGTGAACGTATGCCACACTACAGTCCTGACGGACAAGATTGCGCTTCGTATGTGAGGATTTTATAATGAGTGGCACAGAAGCCCTTTTAATATTAGGTACGGCTGTTTCGGCTATTGGTGCTATACAAGGGGGTGTGGCGGCACAAAAAGATGCAAACAATAACGCCCAAGGTCTATTCCAGACAGCCCACGCAGACCGGATAACTGCACTCGAAAAAATGAAACGCCAGAAGCGCGCTAACGCTCAGATACAAGGCGCGAACCGTTCACAAAATCCTGACAAGTTAGACCTTCTCGAAGATAACGCTAGGGAACAGAAGTTGGCAGAACTTGATATTCTCCATGCGGGGGAGGTAAGCGCAAGAGGTCATGAGAACACGGCTAGATTGCAAATAGCTAAAGGTAAATCCGCAATGGC